TAGGATTTAAATCTGTTTCAGTTGCCGACATTTATTTGCCTTTTTTATCTAATGCTTTCATCAAGTCTGAATAGTCGCGAGTTAATGCATTTGTAACGTGTTCTGGAACTTGTTCTGAAGTAACTCCTGCTTTTTTCATAGTATCTACTGCTACCATATCACGTTGTACTTCATCTGGTTTACCGTAACCCATAAGTTCGGTCATACGACTTGTATCAAATGCACCTCCACCGAGAGTTGGATATTCCTCTTTACCTTGTTGTGGAATACCACCTCTTGTCTCGTTTAACACCTTATTCAAAACTTCATCTTTTGTATACTTTATTTGTTTTTGTTTTTTAGGTTTTGAGACTTTAGAACTTATCATATTTTCTAATTTGGGTGTAGGTTCTTCATTTATAAATATCTTTTTAACTTCTTTTTTTACCTCTATACGAACTGCTTCTCGTATTATTTTTATAAGGTCTTTTTTGGTCATAACAACTCCTATATTGTTTTTACTTTATCACTTAAATAAGTGGAATTATCTATTGCATTTTGTAAGTCTATATTTTGTTGTAAAAGTGTTTGATTTTCTTTTGTCAAGTCAACAACTTTCTGAGGATTCGGTGTTGGTCCTCCTGGTGATGATGCTACGATTTCTGTTGTGTTTTTAGCTATCGTAGCCTGATTTACTGATTGTTGAGCTGTAAATATCGGGTCAAGTAATTCTTTCAAATCATTACCTTTTACAACAGGTTGTAAATTATTATTATCTCCACTTCCTATTCTAATATCGCTTCCTTTAATAAATATACCATCACTTTTTATTAGTATTTTTTTCCCTTGGATTTGTTGATTATCAAACTTTGTACCACGTAATCCATCTGAAATAAGATATATTGAAGATGCATCACTATCAATATTTTCCTTTACTGGTTTTCCAGTTACTTCTCGTGTTTCTACATCAAGTGTTTGTCCAGCTCTTATTTTAATAACTGGTGAATTATTAGTATGGTCACTACCAAGTTTTATAGAATTACCAAATCTACCTTCATAAACAATATCACCCTCACTTACTTCAACTCTTCTGATATCTTTTTTCTCAAATGTTTCACCAAATTTTGTATTTTCAGGTAAATCAACTGGAATAGAATTTTCATTAGGTGAATTTTTTCTGTTTATTTGTGATAAGTAAAAGTTGTTACCATTATACTCTGTAACTAATACGTGTTCACCTATTAAAGGCATATCAGTTATGTGTGGCATCAAAGGTAAAACGTTATCTACTTCACCTCCAGATACTAAAAATTTTCCTTTGATAGCACCATAGTTATCTGGGTCATTTGAGTAAACTTTAGACACAACCACTGCTTCAGATTCGTGATAAAGATATGTCGAAGCTTTTATTAATTTTTTTATATATGAACTTATTTGTTGTGGAGTACTTAAACGGTCTAACGGTATAGAAGTATGTGTATCTACACCAGTTTTTTCTATAAAAGACATTTATTTACCCTTTAACTGATTCTATTTTGTTGTGGATTTTATCTGATTCAATTTGTATATCTTTAATACTATCTTCTAATCCTGTAAGTAATTGAGTTTTCTCCTCTTCAGATAGACCAAATTCATTTTCAGAACCTGCTTTGTTTTCAGCAGATATTAAACGTTGTACGATACCAGCCATTTTAACTAACTGGTCGTCATTTTTTACATTTATTTCTAAATACTCTTTTATCATAGGAACTATTTGAACTGCAGTATCTCCGTCTTTAATGAACTGCACAAGTTCTTTTGTTAAAACTTCAAGTTGTTTTCTATTAAACTCTGTATTTTCGTAAATGTCTTTAAAAAGAGATGAAAGTGATTTTCCATCAAAGATTTCATAATCAATAGCCATAATTTACCTTAAATATTATTACTCATCTATAAATATAGAATAACCTAAAAACTTTCATATATATTGAAGTTTATTATTTGTTAACAACATAGTTATTATTGAGGGTTACTCGGTTCTGAATTTAACTGGGTGACCTTTTTTTCTAACTAACGGGAGAAAACCATGAAGGAAATCGTAACTACATTCAAGGGATGGATTGATGACTTAGGTCATCTAATGTTATCTTTTGTAGCTATCGGTGCTGTTTCTGAAGTAATCTTTGGAAGTGGTATCTTTGGTGTGAATGTTATTGGTAACCTGACATCCATCATAAACAAGTTTGGCGAATCGGGTTTCGCCGGACTCGTCACCTTGTTGGTGTTGGTGGGTTTATTTCGAAAGT